GGCCCAGAGACGACAAACCCGCCCGTCCGTTGATACCAGGCCGCGGTTTCGACCGGGAGGATCGTCTCGCCTGGCGCGAGATCCACCGGCGATTGTGCGCCACCGCCCTCCACGAGCACGCGCGTCACGATTTGCGAGAGATCCCGGTGATTCGAGAGCTCGCGCATCGACGGATGTGTCGGCGTGAGATTCGCCGGCGGCGCGTAAATATTCTCCGGCGTAACGAATGCGTGAATGTCCTTGAAGTAATCGACGTACCAGTACGCGCCGATCCGCGCGCAGATTTGCGTGAGCGCCTCCGGGAGCGCCGTATTCGTAAACGAGATCTCATCGAGCAGGATCGCGTCGAGCGCCGCGGCGACATGCTTCGTCGTAAAGCCGCTCGAGAATGTCGCGACGAGCGATCGCATGAGCGGCCCGGCGTACACATTCGCGTATTTGCCAATGACGAGCAGCGCGCCGAGCGGCCAGGTGTAGTCGATCCCGTTCGCGCGATGGACGACGTTCTCGGCGACGGGATTGTCGAGGAGATAACCTTGCTCGTCGGACAGGACGAGGCCGGCGAATTGTCGCGTGAGCGAGTTTTTCGATCCGAGTGTGATGATGATTTCCTGGCCCTCGATCGGATCGAAGCCGCGGCACGTCATCTGTAGGGTATTCGGCGCCTCGTCGAGCGTGTCGCGGATAGTGAGACTCGCGACAATGATCCGCTTTGTCGGATCCGCCGGCGCCGTCCCGACGTGCGATCCGGCGACCGTGATAAACGCGAGGTTCGAGTGATACCCGCCGCGCGTCGCGCCGCCGCGTGCGACGCCGCCGAGCGCATACATGCGAGCCTGTTCGCCAGGCGCGAGCGTGGCCATACGTTACCGGCCCGGGAGCGCGTAGCCCTGGCGCCGGAGAAGATCGGTCAGGGAATCGGAGACGACGCGCGCGATCGCGTCCTTGTCGCCGAGTACGGTGCCGTTGATGTTGATGTTGACGCCGCCCAGGCCGCCGGCGGCCGCGAGCCGCGTTTGCCGTTCGCCGAACGGGATCGAAATCATGCCGCCGTACCCGCCCACGATCGCCGCGGCCTCGCCGGCCGTATAGCCCTGGCCCAGGAGGCCGAGGACGCGCGGATCCGAGTTGCCGAGCAATGTCGCGCCGGGTACCGCGGCGAGCGATCCGCCCGGATGGACGCCGGAGAGGCCGCCGACGGTTTCGCCGCGATCGATCGGCGTCGTATTCGGCGCCGTCGGCCCGTGCCCGACCGTGGCCCGAACGATCTCGCCGTTAATGACCTCCTCCGCCTTAAACCAGGCGTTCGCCGCGGAGGCCGCATCGTTGATCGATTTCTGGAGCGCGGCGTCCGAGGCCGCGGACTGTTTCGCAATCGCTTGCATGACATGATCGGTTTCGGCGTCCGCGAGCGCGTTCCGCGCGGCCGTGTACTCCGCCGATTTCCCGTACTTCGATTCGTACGCCTTGATATCCGCGTCCGCTTGTTCCCAAATTTTCGTGATCTGATACGTCGTTTGATCTTGCGTGTTTTTCGCGATGTAATCGTTGTAATCCTTGTTGACTTTCTCGAGTGCGGCGTACGCGGCGGTATCGGTTTTGACGAGATCGTCGTAATACTTCAGATCCGCGGCGGCCTGTTTATCGCGCGCCTGGCGCATCTTCTCGATCGCCGCAAAGGCGGTATCACCAAGATCGGAGTAAATTGTTTTGAGCGCCGAGACGGACACGCCGGCGTCCCGGTAGTACGCGATCGATTCCACTGTCGATCCGTCGATTTTGTCGAGCGTACCTTTCCAGCCGTCGCCGGCGGCCGCGAGCTCGCCGTATGCGGCCTCGAGTTTCTGATTCTGCTTTTCGGCGGCCTCCGAGGCCTTGATTTGGTCGTTGACGGTTTTCGTGAGACTTTTTCCGACGCGATCGGCCTCGTCCATTGAGAGCGCGACACCTTTCGCGCCGTCCGCGGCGGAATCGGCCAGCGGTTTGATTTGCTTGAGGCCGGCGTTCAGCGTATCGAGCCAGCGTTGCTGTACCGAAATCGTGCCCTCGTAAATGAAATTCGCCAGCGAGTTTTTGATGGACGTGATCCACTTCGTCGAGTTGTCGCCGGCGCGATCCCAGGCCGCGACGCTTTCGTTTGCCATCTTCGTCGTACTCGCGCCGAGTTGTTCGATATCGGCCGTAAACGACGGGAGGAGATCCTTTCCGCGGAGAAAGATCTCATCGGCCGCGGCGGCGCGTTTGAGCGGATCCTCAATCTTCGCGATCGCCTCCGCGATTTGCTCGTACATCTGCCAGGCGTTTTTGCCTTTCAAGGTATCGACGGCGATCCCGTATTTCTCGAGCGAGCCAATGAGACTTTGATCGCCCTCGCCGAGCCGCTCTTGCACACCCTGAATCGCCGTGATCATGCGTTGCAGCGGGACGCCGGTTTGCTCAGAGACGGCCTGAAAATTCTGGACGTTTTCGGCCGTCGTTTGCGTCCGATCGGCGAATTTCTGAATCTCATCGGCACTCTTGGCAATCTCGCGCGTGAGATTGATCACGCCGCCAATCGTGGCCGAAATCCCGATCGCGCCGAGCATCCCCTGTAACGTCCCGATCGCGCCGCCCCATTCGGTGGTCGCTTCGACGTTTTTTTTCGTCGCGTCCGCGAGATCTTGGAGGCCGGCCGGGACTTCGTAGCCGAGCGCGTGCATTTTTTCGACGGCCGCGTTTGCTTGCGCGCCGACTTTCGCGAGCTCGTCGGCCGTCAGTTTCGAGACGCCGCCGAGTTTCTCGATCGCGATCGTCATGAGCGAGGCGTCCTGAATTACTTGCCGGCCGGAAAACGTATCCGTCATCGCGTCGAGGCGCTTTTGTACCTTGTCGGCGCCGGCGCTCATGTCTTGCATTTTGAATTGCGCCTTATCGATCGCCGCCAGGAAGGACGAGAAATCGGCCTCGAATTTTGCCGTCGGCATTTATGCGGCCTCGTGATTCCGTTCGTTCAGAAACGCGACGAGCTCCGGGAAATAGCGCGCCGGGAGCTCCTCGAGCTCTGCCCAGGACCAGCCCATCAACTGACAGATCGCAAACCGCGATCGGACGTTATCGGTCCATCGCGGATTGTTTTTTTTTCGGCCTCGTACGCGGCCTCAACCGCGGACACGTGTTTGACGATCGCTTCGTTGATCGCCTTGAAAATCGGCGGCCGCAATTGCTGGAGCGCGCCGCGCGTGAACGGGACGGGCCGGCCGTCGGCGTCCACAAACGACCAGGCGACGACGTACGTCTCGATTCGGACGAGCGGCGCCGCGGCGCCGGGCCCGGTACGCGTCGCTTCGCCCATCTCGAGGAGCTCGCCCGTTGTGAGCTCGTGTTTCACATCCAACCAATCGCGGCCGGCCTCGAGGCCGTCGCCCTCGAGCGGAATCCGATCGATCGCCGGTTCGACAAAATGAGACATGGATCCTCGCTACGGAATCGGTTTGCCGAGCGTCGCCCAAATGGAATCGCCGCGGCGCGTGAGCGCGACGATCGGCCATCGCCACACGGATCGCTTTGTCGGCGCCGCGAAAATGAGCGGCCGTTGCGCCAGTTTGTACGCGTCGGCCTCGCGGAGATTCGCGACGAGCGTCCATTCCTGATTGACGTACGAGAGCGCGTACCCATCGACGCGCGCGGCGAGAAAGTACGACCAGCGGATCTCGCCGTGCACGCCGCGGACGGGTAATTTCCCGATCAATCAGGGGCCTTCCGGCGGTTCGAGACTCCACGGGCCGGCGCCGACAAACGAGCCAGAGATCGAGACGGCGCCATTCGCCGCCACATCGACCGAACCGTCGATAAACGCCAGGCCGGCGAAAAAGATCGTCGCGATTTGATCCGTCGGCGTCAGCTTGAGGCCGACCTTCGAGCCCTCGAGCGCCGCGTACAGATACTCGAGCTCGTCCGTGTCGAACCAGCCGCCGAGCGAGCCTTTCACATCGGCGAGGCCCTGTACGTACACCTTCGTCGTATCGCCGAACGCCGTTACGTCCGCGCGATCGCGCGCCATGTTCAAGGTCCACTTGTTCATGCTCGCGAGCGGGACGTACGTCGGCGTCGTCGTCGCCGCCGTGCGATCGAGCCCGATTTGTCCGTGCGATCCGTATATGCGATTCATCGGTTGATCCTCGTTTCTCTAGGCCGCCGGTTGCACTATCACGCGGTAATACCCGCCGCGAACCGTCCAACGTACGGACGTGTTTTCGGGATCATCGACGCCGCCGGGATTCAGGTACCCGGAGCGCCGGAGCTCGACCACTTTGTAGCCGGCGATCGTCGGCCGCGCGTCGTCGAGGAGCGCGTCGATCCTGGCCGCGGCCTGGCTCGCCGTCGTCGCGTCCGTTGCGAGCGTCGTCGCCGAAATCGCATAGTGGAATCGTTCGAACGCCGATCCGCCAAATTGGTACTCGTCCTCGTGCCCGATGACCTCGAGGACGGCGTACGCCGTCGCGTCCTGATACGCGCGGCCGAGAAAGACGCCATCCGGGAGGAGCGCCAGGAGCGCCGCGTCGCCCTCGAGGACGGCCAGGATCCCGGCATCGACGGCGCCGCTATCCTTCGACATTGCCTTCGACCTCGAGATCGTGCGCCCGCACCATGTCGATCAATTGCTCGTTCATAATCGCGCGTCGCCGATCGCCGATCGCATTGAGCGATTGCGATCGATGCGCCGGCATGATCCCGCGATACAGGCCGGCCCTGACTTTCCCGCGGCCCGTCGTATACCGCGCGACGGTTCCGCGTTCCCAGAGATGCGCGTGCGGCGCCGTCGAAAAGACGCGCGCGGACGTGCGGAGGCCGGCGCGCGCCACATTGCTCGAGACGCCGGCCCTCAGGTTGCCGCCGGCGTACCACTGGCCGTACTTTTTACGGCCGGGCCCGACCGGATACCCCTCGAGGAGCTCCGCTTTCGTATCGCTCGCGGCCCGTTGCACGATTTCGCCGGCGTCCGTCACGAGCGCGTCCGGGAGTTGTGCCAGCATGGCCGAAAACTCATTGAGGCCCGTCCACGTGACCGACACGCTCATACGTGCCTCGTCGGCGGAAACGTCGCGCCGGCGGCGACCGGCCGCGGATCGCGTTCGGCCAGGTATTCGGCGGCCGTGACGCGGAGGTATCGGCGGCCCATATCGACGATTTCGACGCCGAGCACGTCGTACCGATGCTCGACCGTCGGATCCTCGAGATCCGGGACCCAGATCCGACAGAGCGCCGTGAGCGTCGGATGATAGTCGCCGCGGAGGAGTTGTGTCGCTGAGCTCGAGACACCTTTCGCGACCGGCCGCTCAACATCCCGCGCGTTGAAATTCTCAATCGAGCACCACCAGACCGGCGGATCGAGCGGGAGCCAGTTCTCGATCCACCCGCCGCGGCCGTCTTTCGTCGGCGCCGCCGGTTTCTCCACTTTCGTCTTATGCGTGTACATAGTTCACGCGAGCGCCGAATCCCGATGCTGTTTTACGAGCCGCTCGATCGTGTCGAGCGTCTTTTTCCATTCGTCGCCCTGGCGATCGAGGCCTGGCCGCATGACATTCTCGAGGTACACGCGAACGGCCGCCTTGAGGACGCGCGGCGCGTTCGTCTCATCCCAGGCGGGATCGTTCGCCCGATCGACGAGGCGCCGGACGTATTCAGAGGCCTCCGCGATCGCCGCGTCGAGATCGGCCTCGATCTCCGGTTGCGCGCTCGAGAGCACGAGCCGGAGCCATGTCGCCGCTTCGTCCTTCGAGACGAGGTTTCCGCCCTCGATCGGAAACGTGAGATCCGGCGGCGCCGGCGTCGTCATGTCGGCCGCCGATCCCGGCCGTCCCGGCCGCGTTTGACGGCGAGCGTCCACGCGGCGGCGCCCTCGAGCGTCTCCGGACGCGAGCTCGTCGCCGCGCGCGCGATCCATGTCGAGCCGCCATACGTGACGCAATCGCCGGCGGCGTACGCCTGGCCGGCCTGATAGACGCCGCGGTAGAGCGGCCAGGGAATCGCGAGCGCGCCGATTTCCTTTGTCCGGCCCTCTCGAGACGCCAGGATCGCGATCGTCCGATCGTCCCGGAGCTCCGCCGCGAGCTCCTCGAATCCGAGGCCGTCGAGGCCGTCCCGGCCTGGCGCGCCGTCTTTCCCGTCGACGCCTGGCGGCCCGGCGAGGAGCGGCCGGATCTCCGCCGCGGCCAGGCGCTCGCGGACGCCGGCGAGATCGGCGGCGAGCTGCTCGAGCGGCCGGCCGGCGCCCTCGAGCGCCAGGAGGCGCGCCTCGAGCGGCGCGAGCATGGCGCGAACCGTGAGCACAACCGCCGCGGCGGCCTCGTCAGGACTCATGTATAAACGCCTTCGTTTGGAGCGCGGTTACGAATGCGGCGAGGAGCTCGTCGGCCGCGGCCGGCGCCGCCGGCGCCGGCGGTTGCGCGAGCGGATCGTTTTCGTCGCGCGACGCGAGCGCCTCGAGCGAGTAGTACTGTTGTTGGAGGTACGGCGTCGCGCCGCCGGCGACCGGGCCCAGGCCGAAATACTTGTATCGCGCCTCGTTCGGCGAGAGCGCGCCGGCGCCGATCGTTTCCGCGGCCGCTTTCGTCCGCGTCTCTGTGTCCATCCAAATGAGCCCGTCGATATCGAGCTCCGTTCCGAGGTTCGGCGCGAGCTCGAGGCCGTCGTCGAGCGCGCCCTCGAAATTCACGAGGAGCGTTTGTAAACACTGCGAGTAGTACTGCCGAAACAGGTACTCCTGTTTCCCGTACGGCGGTTGCTGCGAGGTATCAATCAGCGAAACCGGGACGTGATAACACTTACAGATCTCCGCCGTCGTCCATTTGAGTTGATTGATCAATTCGGCATCAACCGCCGTAATGGACATTTGCTCGTACTTGAGGCCGTCGGACAGGACGGCGACTTTTCCCGCGTTCGTTCCGGAGAATTTCTCCTCCCAGTACGCCTTGAATCGATCGGCCGTGTCTTGTGGGACCGGGCCCGGCGCCGTGAGCACGCCGGACGGCCGCGAACCGTTCGCGAAAAACGTCGTCGCGTTCGCTGAAATCGTGAGGCCCTGTGTCGCCGCCGCGGCCGCCGCGAAAATCGGCGAGACGCCGATCAACGGATGGAAAATCGGGTACATGAGATCGTGTATGACCTCGCGCGCCGGGACGACCAGGCCGCCGCGCGGCCCGACGGTATCGAGCGGCGGGATCTCGAGGCCGGGAATCGGCGCCGGCCCGTTCGTCGAAAACATCCCGGCGCCGAGCTCGTAATAGATCGCGCCGTCCGGCGCGACGAGCGGCCATACCTTCGACGGATCGAGGACGTAGAGCGCGGAGACGACGCCGCGGAGATCGCGCTCCTTCAGGACGTACGTATTGCCGTTATTGAGTTTCGAGAGAATCCATTGCTCGACAAATTTCGGCGGGATCTGGTAGCGATTCGGCCGCCGGAGGAGCGGCGTATACGCCGGGTTTGTCGTCGGCGTCCAGACGCCGGCGCCGTCGTCCTGTACGAGTCGGAGCTCGAGTTTCGCGATATCCGTCGCGATCAACGTGACACAGGAGAACGCCGTCGGATTCGAGATCGGCGAGTCGACGACGAGCGATTGATTCTGTTGCCAGGCGCCGGTAAACGGTTCGCGGACGACGCTCGTCCAGCCGCCGCCGCCTGGCCCTCGATTGATCGGTTCGAGCGCCGTCGGGAGCCGCCGCGTCACCTTGAGCGGCGACCGGAGCGCGAATTGTAGGCCGAAGATCTCCACGCCTCGAGCTCCTCGAGCTCGCCGGCGAGATCGGCCGCGGACTTTCTAGGGTGTAGCGCCTCCCAATAGGCCGCGGGATTCCGTCTCGCCGGCGAAACCGTTAGACCGGGTACGCCGTCCCGGAGATGTACTTGACGGCCGTGAGCACGGCGCGATTCCAGTTGATGTACCGCTCTGCCCGGAGGCCGATCAAATTGTTTTGCCAGAGCGAGACATAGACCGTTGTCGCGTCCGCGGGATCCATTGGCGCCGAATCCATTTGTACGGACGCCTCGCGCGAGACATCGATCGAGACGCCGCCCTCGTCGGCGATGAGAATGTACGAGGGATCAAAGGCGACGATGTTTGTCCCGACGACGCTCGAGGTAAGGACCGTGATCCCGCCGAGCAAGGTTCCGCCAGTAACCGACATGCCAGGAAATTCCGGCGCGCCCATCGCATTCTTTTTCGTCGCGAGGACGAGCGCGTTTGTCGGCGACATGACGACGACGAGGCCGGACAGCGGGATTCCCGCCGTGACAAACCACCCGAGAAGCGTATGGATGTCGTTCAGCGGATCGGCCGTCGCCGGGATCGCGACCGTGCCGTTTGTGATCGACGCCGGATGGACGCCGGCCAGGAGCGCGACGGCGGGATCCAGAAACTGTTGATCCAGGAATCCCGCGATCCCTTTGATCATTTCGTCGCGAATGAGCGCCTCCGCCGACGGGACCGACAGGCGCGCGAGCTCGTCCGTCAGAACGATAATCCCGGCGGCCTTCGAGACGCTGAGGCGCGCCGTCCCGTACGCCGCCGCGGTAACGGGTTTCGGTTTCGCCTCGCCGACCCAGTTGTAGGTACCGCCGCCGGTTTGCATCGGGACGGCCGCGTTGAACGGAACCGTCCGGAGGCCGGGTACGCGGCCGATTACCGTCGCCGGCCGGAGGAGCTCGATAAACTCGCCGGTAATGTTCGTCGTCGGGACGAGCGGCCCGGCCCAGGTCGGATCCGTCGTCGTCGCCGGCGCGACGGCCGCCTTGAGAAAGAGCTCGACCTCCGGCGTATCTTTGTACGACTTCGAGAGCTCGATCGCCATCATGCGATCGCCCTTCGCGCGGAGGAGCGCGGACGCCGCGCGCGCCAGGCGGATCCCCGGTTCAATTTTCGGTTTCAGCGGAAACACGATCGACGGCGCCGGCGCGCCCGGCGCGACGACCGGCGCCGCGGCCGCGCGATTGCTTTTCTCGAGGAGCCGGAGCCGCTCGAGCTGCTCGTCGATTCGGCCGACGGTTGTCGCGTGCTCGTCGTACGTCGTCGCGTCGTCGCCCTCGAGCGCGAGGCCGGCCTCCGCGGATTTCGTCATTAGCGCATTCATGGC